AAGATTATGGATATGATGCAACCAGAATTTGCAGACGAAGATGCAATCAATCCATTTGATATGTGGGAAGGTGCGGACTTTAAATTAAAGATCCGTAATGTCGAAGGCTATCGTAACTATGATAAGTCTGAGTTCGCAAAGCAAAAACCTCTTTTAAGTGGTGATGATGCGCAACTCGAAACTGTTTACGATCAGATGTATGATCTATCTGAATGGTCAGATCCTGCAAACTACAAAACGTATGATGAGTTAAAAGCAAAGCTTATGACAATTCTTGGTGAATTTGCAAATGCAGGTGAACCGACTATTGCTCAAACTCGTCAGATGAATGATCCTGAACCAGCACCTGAACCTCAGCGTGCACCAGTAACTGCGGAGCAAACCAAAGTCGAAGACGATGATGACACTCTTAGTTATTTTGCAAAGCTTGCAGAAGCAGACTAACTACTGTACAGTCTGATTTAAATTAAAGCCATCGGTGGCACCACCGGTGGCTACATACGTTCTGCGATCTGATTGTGAATTATTTACGTTACTATTATCAACGTTGTTAATGATTATCGGCGCCATATTTGTAGTACTGTAATTATTATTTTGTGCTTGTGCCATTTGTAATTCAGCATTAGACGCATTTAATATCTTATCTAATTTTTTAAGAGCACGACCTTCACCAGTTTTTTCTAATGGAACAACTAATTCGTTTGGATGAATCCTAACTAATGATCCAACCTTTTTAGATATTCTACTACTTGTCTTACCACCTAAATTTAATCCAGTAAGTTCCTTTAATTCCTGTGCAAGATCTTCCATTTGCTTAGCTGCATTAGCTTGTCTTCCGATCGCTAGTCGAACTTCACTTTTTCTATAACCTGAATCACCAAACATACCATTTCCGAGAATTTTTGATACATCAAAACTACTAAAATCAATCTCCCCACCTTGTGGAATTCCATAAGCCTGTCTTAAAATATTTTCTTGATTTTGTCTTCTATTTGTTTGGGCTCTAAGTTTTTCCCTAATTTCATCTGCATCTGTTCTCATCCAATCAGGTAAAAGATTATATAATGCGTCTTTAATACCTTGTGCACTTGGTAAGAAATCAAATATGTTCTTAAAAAAATCTTTAGTTTTTTGAATTATACCTTCTGGTCCTGTAACCAGTGCTGTTAACTTTGCAAGCTGCTCTTTACGAAAAGCTGGATCGGTAAAGAAATCAATTACAAAATCTACGCCATCTTGGACAAATTGATATAGTCCAGATATAACTCCATTAATAATTTTTTCAAATGAAAATGAATTAAGTGCAGTAACTGCCCAACCAGCTAATCCTTGTCCGGGTAATGCATTCCCATCCTTATCTACTTCAACATTAAAGAATTTTTTTATGATCCAACTAATTCCCTTTTTCATTAAATCAAAAGGTGCACCAATAAACGATCCAAAAAATGCGCCGATACCAACACCTAATTTTGCAATAAATCCATCTGCATCTGACTTAATATAAGCGGTTACGCCATCATATAAAGAGACTAAAAATCCAATTGGCCATAGTATTCTATTAACCATCTTTAAAATACCACCAACACCCGTACCTAATGTGTTTTTAATAGTTTGAAAAAATGGTCCAGTAAAAAATTTAGTTAAGCCTTTACCTAAATTAACAAATGGTCTGAAGAAACTTCTTGTTTGAATTGTAAGTCTACCAATTATATTTGTTTTAAATTTACCATCCTTTCCTTGAACAGTAATCAGTTTGCCATCAGCACCAATTCCAAAAGATTTTAATATTCTAGTAGTTAATTTATTATAGACATCTGATATTATTTTTGCAGGTGTCATTTTAATTTGCATATTCTTTTTTGTTTCTGGATCAAACTCAGTGGGAATTTTTGGATTAATACCAAAGGATCTTAAAATAGATGCTCTTAAATTTAGCATAGCTTTAGTTATAGACTTGCTAACAGAACCAGGTATTAGCCTTCTTAAATCCAATCTAATATTTTTTAATTTTTCAAGAAGTGGCAATTCCCAACCTCTAAGACCCGCAAATGCTGCAGCTAATGCGGCTGCACCTGCTGCTACCGCTGCTACAGTAGCCACAATTTTTTTAATAATATTTCCAATGAGTGCAATAAAACCATTTAAGGTGGTTAATCCTGGTATGTTAAGAGTAGAAATGCCAAGACCTAAGCCTCCTCCTCTGCCGCGACCACTTTCTCTTTGTCTTTCTAGTCTATCTAAACCGCCACGTTCTTCGGCAAGAAACTTTTTACGAAAAAGACTAGACAGCTCATTAACAGCATCAGTTGTTTCTTCCTGAGACTCTTGATTTTGGTTTAAAGTTTTGATTATGTCGCTTAGCTGTGCCATTTATCTGCTCTTGGTTTGTTGCTCTTTCATTCTATCATTTTCTTCTTTTATATGTTGAATCAATAACGTCAGGTAAATCTCCCTTTCCCATGGCATCATTGCTTCTATCTCAGTGAGAGAGTAATGGTGATGTTGCATTAATGCAAAGTTAGTTTTATAATAGTTAACTAAACTTTCATGGGAAAGGGCTATTAAAAAAAATCGCTAATTCCCGACAACGTTACCTTATTCTCTGCATTACATTTTTGACATGTAAATTCTATATCATATTCCATTCTTGGAATTTTATCTACATGTTCACGAATCATATTAAATTGTGCTGAACTTAATGATTCAATAAATTCTTGTACTTCTTGCTCAGTCTCATCAGACAGTCTTATATTTTCTGTTGGTGTTTGTACTGAATCAATACAATGCCCAATTAATTTAAATGTTTGTTCTGTACCTGTACCCATATCTTCTGTAATAATAATATCACTAAATGACGGCCATTTCATTTTTAACTTAATTTCTGGAGTTAATTCAATTGTATCAACCTGATTTTCTAAATTTTTTACGTTAACGTCAGTTAGCGGTACACTAATTTCATTTGTAGTTTCACATTCCTGACATGACATTCCAATTTTAGCAGTCTCACCGACCGACTTTGAACGAATTTGTGTAAAAAGATATTCAACATCAAATGTAGTTAGTCTATTTCTTTCAATTGGTTCTTCAACACATGATTCAATTGTATCAACTATAGCAGCAAGGGCTTGTTTTTGATCTTGCGTTTCCATAGCCATCATTAATATTTTTTCTTCTTTTACGAGATACGGTCTATATCTTACCGTTTTTTGTGTAGAAGGAATAGTGATCTCATATTTGGGCGCACTATTAATTTTTGGTAAAGCCATTATATATCCTCATAAGCTTAAATTTTAAACCAGTCTTTATATGATAACTGGACATTCAGTTCAACTAATCCGTTCGGATCATTATTTAATTGTATTGCATTTAGCGTTGTACAAAATGCGTCTACTAGTTTACAACTATATATCTTCTGTTCGTCAGAATATAAATCAGCATCAAGGTTTATATTGAAAGGACCAAAAGAAAATGATTGGTCAAAGAACCCTGGTATGTCAAATCCTATTCCGTGCTTTAACTGATGTATAGTTACGTCTCGATTGTACGTGGTTGGGTAATTTAATTCTTTTGTAATATGATTTGCCGCTAATTCCTGCCAATGTTCAAAATATGATTTTACCCCATAATCATTTGTAACTAAGAATGTCATTGAAACATCTTCAGCAGCATAACCATATGCTTGTTTTACTTGTTTCATTCCGATTATACGTTCGTTCGACAATACTTGTCTACCAGGTAATTGCACGTCTCTACATAAAAGGTTAAGACCGCGAGTATCTGTCTGAGCCAGTCCAGGTAACGCCGGTAGGTTAACCTGAAACATATTACTTCTGGCTGGACCACTACGTACTGCACCTTTTAAATCGTCAACGGATAATGGCATTAAATCATACTCCTAGAATCTTTGTATACTTTAGATCTACCAGCTTTCTGAAAATCGGCTGTTGGTAAAAACGTTGCAATCTCCCATTCGGGTGGAGGGACATATGCAAATCTACTTCGTACATTAGAATTTAAATAGTGTTTGTAACACGGCTTAAAATGTTTTAGCGAAGCCGTTTGTTTTAGAGTATTATATGTTACTTGAAATTTTGTTGTTTCATCAAACTTTTTATTACTTGCAATATCCATAAGGGCATCAAGTAATTTTGCGCGAAGTGTTGCAGGAAGATAATGTAGATTTAAACCGGCAAATCCTCCAGGTGCAGGACCTACAACAACCACCAATGGAAAGCTGTCATAATAGGGTAACTTATCTTTTGTCTTAGGATCGTAGAAATACATGTACATGTTTCCTGCAATACCTTTACTCTTTAATTCGACCGGTTCTTCTTTCATCAGCGCATTACGATTTACTCTGCCCATAGCCTGAGCCTTCTGGCGAAACCAGTTCATAGACTCTTTTGACCGTGGTGTGATGCCTGCTCGAAATGCTTCGAACTCTAGCTTTTGAAATATATTACTCATAGCACTATTTATATACTATTTTTTCTTTTTTCTCACGGGCCCGAGAGGTTTTAGCGGCTTAATATATTTTGGCATAATCTTCATTTCCTGCAAAGTCTTTTCAGTCCATATCTGAAATTGCCAACCACGATCTACAGAATACTTTTGTGCAGCTTCCCACTTATTCATATTCTTTACATAAGTAAAAGCTTCGTTAATATATTTCTTTGTACGCTTTTGACCCTTCGGAGGTCTAGTCTCCTTATCAGGCTTAATCTCAACTAACAAAGTTTGATTCTCCATTACAATCTTGAGGTCTGGAAAATATCTATGGTATCGCTTATCACCGTCGTAATAGTATGGAACTACAATCTCTTCACTTGACCAAGACTTTACTTTGGGATTATCGTCGCACCATTTAAAGCAATGTCTTTCCCACATTGATCTAAATATAACACCGGTGTGATCTCCAGCATACTTCTTTGGGTTTTTAACTTTGTATTTTCCTGAATAAGCCATATAAATAGTTCTAACTTTCTTTGTATTTATTGGAAAAAATATGTCAATATCGCAGCCACTTTATAAATATCCAATCGAAGATCAAAACGATTATAAGGCCAGGGTATATTTTACAACTATTATCGAAGAACCTCCAACAATAGATCCATCTGCATTTAGACAAGAAGGTAGTGATGTTGGATTATTCAGCGGAACACAGTTTTTAGCTGATGCAGTAACTGCAGGAATACGTGCAGGTAAGAGCACTAAAGGTACTACGGTTAAACTATACTTACCTCCTGCTATTCAAGTACAAGATGGCGTAAATTTTGAAAACGCTGAATTAGGTGTGCGTGGTGGTTCTGCCCTTCAAGCTGCACAAAGCGGAGAAGAAACTTCTTTAGCCCAGATTGCAGGCGGAGTTTTAGGAATAGGTACTGTTGATAAATTAATGAGTGCAATCAAAAATCCAGAAGTTGCTAGAGCAGTAGTATCAGGTGTTGCAAGTGTAAGTGGTAAAGGTCAAAACGTCGTTAACTCAGCACTACAAACTACGTTAAATCCTAATATTCGAGCTATCTTTCGATCAGTTAATTTAAGAGAACATAGTTTTGCATTTAAATTTATACCACGATCTCAGGAAGAAGCTCAAGAGGTAAGAGCAATTATTGATTGGTTTAGAATGGAGCTTTATCCGGAACCAACTGCAAAAGTTGGTGGATTAAAAGTAGCATATAAGTTTCCAAACAAATTCTTAATTCGTATGAGATATGGCGCAAATACTCCTATTGTAACACAATACTTACGATCTCATTTAATTAATATGACAACCAACTATAACCCCTCTAATATGTCTTTTTATTATGATGGAGAATTTCAAGAGATTGATCTTACATTAAACTTTAGAGAATACAGAACATTAAGTAAGGATGACATTCAAGCAGGGTATAACGATCTTGATGATCCAGATAACGTTATAGCTGATCTTTTTAACACTACTAACTTTCCAACCTGGGCTCCTCCTGGTTCATCGCCATCTCCAGCATCTTCTTCTTCTCAAGGCTATCCACGATATACGGCGCCTGCTACACGGGATTTCATAAATAGTTATTCAGAGGGTTCACCGGCCTGGAATCAAGCTCAATACGAAGAAGCATCGGGCATTCGTAATGCTAATTGGGGAACTACAAATCCACCAGCATTTGCAGGTGAACCCGGCGGACCACCTTTAGGAGATCCACTTAACAGAGGTTATAGTCCTTTTTATGGTGGACCTTATTATAATTATGATAAGAAAGGTCCGTTCTAATGAGTAATTATTTTAGAAATTTTCCGGTTCAAGCTTATTCATTTGGCTCTAAATTACCTGCAGTTGCTTTTCAAAACCTAACAGCATACGTTGATGTAATTGACCATATAAAAGATAATTCTTCTTTTTATGGTTATTATTATATTCAAGAAGGTGATAGAGCAGATCAAGTATCTCAATACATGTATGGTGATATGAAATACTATTGGACATTCTACTTATTAAATGATCATATTCGTGAACAAGGTTGGCCCCTATCATATCCAGAACTTATAAAGATGATTCAAAAGCAGCACCCAAATACTGTTCTGGAAACAAAAGATGTTTTAACCGGGGTGTTTAAGCCAGGACAGGTCGTGCAAGGATCATCATCAGGTGCAACCGGAACAATTGTGCACAGGAATCTTGATCTCGGCCAAATTATGATTAAAGGAACACATTCTTTTAATTCTACAGAAACAATCACATCTCAGGTTGGTGACGCCGTGCAGTCAGTCCAGTTAATTAGTGCAATTGATGAACCTAACTCTACAAGATATTATATTGACGGCAACTTAAAACACTGGGATATAAATCCATACGACGACAGACCTTCTCTCTATACTCCTGTTACTCACTACGAATATTATGCTCAACAAAATGATAGATTAAAAAGAATAAAAATATTTAAGCCTAGTGAGATAGAAAGTATTGCAAGAGAGTTTCAGGATATAATCAGAAATGTCTAGCTATACTCCTAAGGATCCTAAGGAATATAAGTTATATTCTATATTCTTAATATCACCAAGATCTTCACATCAAGTTAATATTACTCAGGCGCTAGTAAGCTTTAATATATTTGAGCATTTAGATAAGCCTTATTTGACTGGTGTTCTTACATTTGCAGATACAAGTCGAGTTTTAGAGATGACAGACTTTAAAGGCACTGAACGTATTATTATAAAAATGGGTTTACATCAAAGTGATAAAATATTAGAAAAAACCTTTATCGTTAGAAATGTAAAAGAAGTGATTCCATCAACAGATACTGACAATGTTATAACTCTCAATCTTATTGAGTACGATGGATTTGTTGGTACCTTACGAGTATTGAATAAAGCATATGATGGTAAGCCTGGTGTTATTATTAATGACATGCTCAGAGACGTATACGGAAATAATAAAATTGCTGTTCGAGGCGAAGGTGCAGAAATACTACAAGAAGAAAACTGGAATATTGCAGGTGATATTCCGACAGAAGTATTAGGTGCAATAACAGAAGCAAACTCTAATGAACTACAAGCTGCGATCCGGTACATAGCTCCAAACGTAAATATATTTGAAGCAATAGAATTTATTACAGCAAGAGTAACAGGTCTAACTGGTACACCATTTTATTGTTATGCATGTTTAGCCGATGAGAATTTAAGATTTTATGATTTATTTAATTTGATTCGTCGTCCAAGTATAAACTATCAAACACCGTTTTTATATTCTTCTCATATTGTACAGAACGCTAATATTAATACCGATATCACACGATTGGCTTCAGAATTAACAATGTCAGAAAATGATAATACGCTTGAAATGATTTTAGCCGGTAATTTAGGATCTACATATGAATTTGTAGATCCGACTCATGGATTAGAATATACTTTTAATTTTGATTTAGATGAGGTTTTTAAAAATATATTAGGACCAGAAGGACATCCAGTGGCGGATACGCGTTCGTATTTTGGTGATAGACCGTTAAGTAAATATCAAAGTAAAAGAATTAATTTAATGGCTCCATCATTATTATATTATGATCAGAAGAATCCTTACGAAGAATATAACACTGCAGCACATACATCTAAAGCAGTACAAAAAGTAGTAAGAGGATTATTGGGTCAAGAGGCAATTACGATAACTGTACCGGGGTTACATACTATGCCTCAAGGAAATAACGGTAATAAAACAATTGGCCGTGTTATTACATTTATATCACTAGGTGATATGCAACAGCACGATGAACCTTTAGATAGACGAAGATCAGGTGACTATTTGGTATATGCAGCATGTCATTCTTTTACGGGTGATAACTATAACTGCAAAATGGATTTAGTGAAGTTATCAAATTATGAAGGCAATACTAGCGTGTATGCAGAACCTCCAGCCATGGATGTGAATCCAGGAGCTGGTGCACAATGATGGATTTTTATGGAGATAATGTTAGATGGTGGATTGGAATTGTAGTCAATGTTTTAGATCCGTTGCAACTTGGTCGTGCACAGGTGAGAATCTTTGGTATACATTCTAGGGACAATCAGCAAATTCCTACCGGAGCATTACCATGGGCCACTGTATTGACACCTAATGTAGGCGGCGTATCTGGTATAGGGTTTACACCACAATTAATTCCTGGTGCACAAGTGTTTGGAATATTTTTAGATGGTAAATCATCACAGGCGCCTTGTGTAATTGGAGCTATGCCACGTATTGAAATACCATCTGAACAACAACTTGCTTCTGAGCAATGGAAAGCTGGTGCACAGGGGCAAGAGTCATTATCAGATCCTGGTAATAGAACAGACGGTGGAGTAGATTATCAGCCGTTACCAGTATTAGGATCTAATCAAGGCAGGATTACACAAGCCTATGATTATTTTAGAAACCAAGGCTATACAAAAGAACAGGCAGCCGGAATTGTTGGCAATCTTATGGTAGAGTCACGATACAACGGACAAGAATTAAACATTAATGCTGTTAACTATAATGATCAGGGCCCAGGTGAGCACTCTCGTGGTCTTGCACAATGGGGTCCAGGTCGCAGAACTATCTTTGAACAATGGTCAGGTAAAGGTTGGAACACAGCGACATTTGAAGATCAATTAGGATTTGTCGTACATGAATTAAATAATGCAGATGCTTATAATGGAGCGTTAAACGTGAAAGCAAACACAAACTTAAAAGCTGCTAAAACCGTAGATCAAGCTGCTACTATCTTTGATCAACAATATGAAAGAAGTTCAGGACTACATACTGCTAAGCGAATACGAGAAGCGTATCGAGTACTGCAACTGAATGAAGGAACTGCAAGTTAATGGTTACATTTACAAAAACAAATAGCTATCTTTCTACACTCAATCAAAGGTTGTCGTCAGACGAGTTTGTGCGTAATAGACCTGCTATTGCAGGTGAGTATGATGCATTTAACTCATCACCACTTGGTCAGTCTATAGGTCAGACGTTAAATGGGTTTATGGGTATTAATCTATTAGCCGACTATCCTGGTCAAGGCGGAAATACTCTTTTTGGAATCGGAATGGCAAAGCTAACTGAGACAGTTGCTGGTTTTGCAACAGATCTAGTAGAAGAAATTGAAGATTCATTTAGTGGAGTTTCATCAGGTAATGCTAACTTTACTGATGTACTGACTGTATTAGCTACTCTTAAAATTTTAACTGGAGATAATACAATTGCAAAAGGATTTTTATTTAGTTATTATGGGGCAACCTCGGCAAATGGTATGCAAGGATTATTAAGTACGGCAACAAATAATCCACTGTCACAAATAGTAAATGCTGTGCGGGCCGCACAAGATGGAAGTCTCCAATCATTTATGACTCAGGCATTCAATCGTACCATATCTCAAGTCCTTGGACCTATTATTACAGAGTTTAATAAAAAGGTAGACTTAACGTTAGGTACTGCAATTTCTCCGATTATGCAAGCAGTAATAGATACTATTGACACTCCTATTGGATTAGCAATAGATGAGCTAACTGGTGGTAGTTTATCTGCCGCAGCAAGAAGCGGAGTTATAACGCTTTTAGCAAATGGACAATATGCGCAAGCAATTGCAATTGTAGCTGCAAACTCAAATCAGCCAATCGGCGTAATCGAAAGTCGACTCTACAATATCGACACAAGATTTACTACGCGAGTAACGTATTCTGCATCTGTAACACTTCCTAATTTTCAGATAGGTTCTAACGCTGTTGGATGGGAAGGACAATTTACTCCGTCGAATAGATATGGAGGATCTGGTGGTGGAGCTGGAAATGTTCCATATAAATTTACAACTGTAGGTGGAGCAGAAGAATTAGAAGCCGACTTTGCTTCAGCGACAAGAGATATAACTGAGACGGTTGTGCACTGGACAGGGACTTATACTGATCAAGATCTGGGTGTTGAAGAAATACACGCATGGCATCAGATACAAGGATGGTCAGGAATTGGCTATCATTATGTGATTAGACGTGATGGTTCCATTGAACGCGGTCGACCAATAAACTACGTAGGTGCACATGCTAAAGCAAATGGCCATAACGAAAATAGTATTGGGGTATCATTTGTTGGTGGATATACTACTCCAAGTACAGGAGTTACGAACGGCAATGCCTCGACAGGTCCAGAATCATTTACTGCTGCACAACACACAACGTTTAAAATGTTTATGAAAACTTTTTATGATGTATTTCCAGGCGGTCAGGCATTTGGCCATATGGATACAGATCCACTCAATAAGATAGATCCAGGATTTAGTGTGCCTGATTATATACTTACTAATTTTAATAAGAGAAATGTTACAGAACCAACAGCTTCACCTTTAACAGTAGCACAACTACAAGCTTATACGGAACCAACAACATGACAACAGATAATGATGAATTACCAGATCGCGCTTTAATATTCGGCAAACAAATATACACACAAGGTGTATTTCCAGTAGGGTTTCAAGATCCCAGCGGAACATTTCCAAAGGTTGAATATGCATATAAATCGACTGTGAACAGAGCCGCAAGAAATCAAAAGCGCAATGATATTAGCACAAATGGCGGCATACCTACGTTATCTCAAAAACGTGTGCTTGGTGTTCCGGATGCGATCGCTAGCGAAGAATATAATAGGAATCTTACACCGCCACCTAAAAAGCTTCCGATATATCCATACAACCAGGTATTTGAAACTGCTGGTGGTCACATCTTAGAATTAGATGACACGATGGGTAATGAAAGAATATTGATTCGTCATCAGACCGGTGCAGGTATTGAGATTGCGCCGGATGGTACAGTAAAGATTAGTTCGGGCGGTGATACACATATCATGACTGGAGCAGATCAACATGTAGTTGTTGAAGGTAATGCACACATGACATATCAAGGCGATCTCAATGTCGATGTAGCAGGAGATTACAATCTAACGTGTGGCAATTTTAATCAATTAATTAATGGTGATAAGATACAACAAGTTGATGGTGCAAAGAGAGTTACAGTTGAAAAGAACTTTGGCGAAACTGTTAAAGGTGAATACTCTACAACTATTGCTAAATCGAAGACTGAGATGATTCTTGGCGGAAGTACACAAGCTGTTAAAGGCGATATGGAGATTGCATGCGAAGGCAACCAAGGAATTTTTGCATCAGGAACTCAGCGTATTACTGCAGAAGTAGGACAACAACTTACATCAGATAATACAAATATTGTAGCTAATGATATATCAGTCTTTGGACATAAAGGAACAATAGGCGGAGAAGAGATGGTTATGTATGCTCATAATCTTCATGCCGGTCATACCCTTTGGGTTGGCGATGGTGAAGGCGGAGCAGGTACAATTAACGTTGATACAATTCGTGCAGTGCGTATCGATGTAACGGGTGATATAACAGCGACAAATAGTATGACTGCTCCAACATTTCATGGAGATTTGACTGGTAGAGCCGATGAGGCCATTGTTGCAGACCAGGCTGCAGGAGCGTTTGCTGCCAATACTGCAGGCGGCATTGGTTCTGGTAGTTCGTCTTACGGATGGAATAACTTAGATCAAGATATTAATACCACTCCGCTTCCAGATGACTTAAAAGCTACGGCTTTGCCTACCGCAAGTGTGGCAAGTACATATACAAAAGGTAATTTTGGTATTCAGAAAGTCAAGGTCGATCCAAACGGTGCCATGGCCGAAGGACTAAACAGAGAAACTGCGAACGGTGGAGTTACTGGCAGACCGCTAACTGATACTGAAGTAAGATCAAAACTAAGAGATAATAATACTTTAAACAACACTGACTTTACTGCTTTACAAATTGCTGAAGGTAAATTAAGTGAAAAATATTCATCGCCAAATCCAAGTAAGATAGGACGATCTGTAAGTAGTAGTCCTACTGTTGGAGAAAATTCTATTCCTTTTGATGGTAACTAACTATGAGAAACGATTATTTTACTCCTAACCCTGGCCAAAAACAAATTATACCGGATCCTTTGTATAATCCGAACAATGCTGCGTTTATAAATGCTGGTACTAAACTTACAAAAGGTATAACAATTGGAAAGTTTTTAGGTGGAACTGGTGAAAAAACAAACTTAAACCACATTCAATCTCAATCAGAAAGATTGCAAATAGCTCGTAACTTATATCCTCAAGCCGTTGCTATGAACCGTATTAATAATTCTCTAGGTAAATTTGTAAACCATCGGCTTATCGTGATCGAAGGACTATACACAAAAGGTGCTAATGAACAGTTAGTTGATAACGGTTTAAATGACTTAGCGACAAAGGGCCGAGCTATTGTGTATCAATTGATTAACCAAAATGGTGCACCTGATCACGCAATGATGTTTGACTTGGCTGTGTATTGGAAAGATACAATACTCTACGACAAATTAATATTAGACTATGATAGATTTGCACCGGACGGACATTTAGAATGTCACGTTATTTTAACCATGCCACAAATACCACAAAATTTTAAAGCGACATACAAAAAAGAATTATCAACGACGTTTAACGGTAATGTGCAAACAAACGGCGAACTTCTGGAAATTCTCGCTTGATAACATATAAATAGATTAAACTATTGGATCGAATATGGCACTTAGAGCTTTTGCAATTGAAGACGGTAACTTATCTACTGGAAGTTTAAACGCTTCTCGTGAAAGAAATTATTCTGATATCGATCTTACATTTAGTGCAAATCCTACGGGTGATGTGTATAAGAAGACCGATGCAGCTGCTGTCAAGCAGTCTATTAAAAATCTTCTAATGACAGGATTTCATGAGAAACCATTTAACTCTGGTTTTGGCGGAGGTCTAGGCACATTATTATTTGAGCCACTTAATGAAGACACAGAGCCTGAATTAGAGCTAGCAATTAAACTGGCTGTACAAACACATGAACCACGTGCACTTATTAGAAAAATAAGTGTAACAGTTGACGAAGAGAAAAATGGAATACACGTCACGACTCGCTTTGCCATTCGTAACACCGGTGAGGACGTGATAGTAGAAACGAACTTATCGAGGTTAAGATAATATGGCTACAACAGTACAAAATACTCAACTTGATTTTGACGCAGTTAAAAATAGTCTTAAAGCCTTTTTTCAAGAAAAAGGTGAATTTGCAGATTTTGATTTTGAAGCCTCTGGTCTTTCTAATGTTCTTGACGTTCTTGCGTACAATACACACTACAATGCACTAACTGCTAACTTTGCTTTAAACGAAGCATTCCTTACAACCGCACAATTAAGAAGCTCTGTTGTATCTCATGCTGCAACATTGGGTTATGTTCCACGATCTCGTATTGCATCACGTGCCACTGTAAATCTAAGTGTAAACTTATCAGGCGCTATTAATAGACCTTCGTCCGTCGTTCTTGAAGCAGGTAGTATTTTTACGGCTCCTGTTGGTGAAACAACATATACGTTTAGAACACTATCTGATATTACAGCAACAGATAACGGAGTTGGCGTATATAACTTTTTAAACTCTGATGGTACACGTGATATTTTAATATACGAAGGTGCTATGACAAGAAAAAGATTTATTGTCGGAGAGAAGGGTGAACGTCAGCTTTATGTTATTCAAGATGACTCTATTGATACAACGACTGCAGACATAAGAGTCTATGATACTCCTAGCAGTTCTAACTATGTTAACTATACTCCCATTACAAATGCTGTTACAGTTAATTCAGCATCACGTTACTTTCAAATATCTGAAGCACCAAATGGTTTTTATGAATTAAACTTTGGCGATGGTATTTCTTTTGGTAAAGCTCCTGAATCAGGTCAAATGATTCAAGTACAATACCTGAGTTGTCTTGGTGCAGCAGCAAACGGTGCTGCAGTGTTTTCTCCAGGAAATACTGTAACAGTTAATAGTACTCAATATCTATTACAAGTTAGCACTATTGCCGCATCAGGTGCCGGCGGACCAAAACAATCTATGGAGTCAATACGATTAAACGCACCTATTGCCTTTGCTGCACAACAAAGACTTGTTACTGCTGATGACTATAAAGCTGTGATACAAAGAAACTATCCGACCGTAACTGATTCTATTGCATGGGGCGGAGAAGATAATGTACCTGCAGATTATGGTAAAGTTTATGTCTCTCTTGTGTTTGAAGACGGAACTACTGATAATCAGAAACAAGCAGTAAAAGATGCCATTACTACTGATATATCTTCAAACCTCTCCATCTTATCGATTGATACGGCTTTTCAGGATCCAGTTACTACATTCTTAGAAATTATTTTAACATTTAACTTTGATCCAAGTTTGACAGGACAAACAATTAAAGCGACAGAGGGAAATGTATTTAACACACTTGTAACTTATATTAATGAAGAATTAAAACAGTTTGGCGGTGTGTTTAGACGATCAGAGCTTTTAACTCGAATTGATGATATTAGTGAGGCGATCCTGAACTCTAAAGCTACTGTGAAGATGCAACAAAGATTTATTCCAGACCTGACTCAAAGCGCTTCATACAACATGTACTTTCCTGTTGAAATTGCTTCGCCATCTACGACTGATAATATTATTACATCATCTACATTTATATTCAATAATAAAGTTTGCTCTATTAAAAATGCTCTATCATTAACTAAATTACAGATAGTGGATAATGTTGGCACAGTCGAAGTTGATAATATAGGATCTTATGATGCACTGAAAGGGGTTGTAACATTAACTGGCTTTAATCCATTTAGTATTACAGCAGGCGTTAACTATATAAAAATTTCTTGTACTCCTGCAAACCAAGCAACTATTCGACCCTTGCGTAGTTATATTTTAGATATTGACCAAGGTCCGTCGTTTACTACCGGCCAGGTTGATAGACAGGATACTGATGTTGTATTAGGCGGATCGGGTAATACAGGAACTGGTATCACTGTTAGTTATGGAACAGGTAGCGGTGGAGCTGGCGGAGGCTATTAATGTCACATCGCGTTGATTATAACCGGATAGTTCCTAACTTCAGAAATTATAGTGTTGCTGAAGTTTTACCGCAATACTTTAGAGAAGAATATCCTAATCTTATTGCTTTCATGGAATCGTATTATGAATACGTAGACTCTGATGAATCAATTAGTGCGATACAGGATTTATTTAGTGTATATGATATTGAAAGCACATCGTTAACCAATTTAGAATACATCTTTGGTACAATTGCTGATGGTGCTAACTCTACATATTTTACTGAACCACGTGAAGTACTTCGAAACTTTGCTCAGTTTTATAGAGTTAAAGGTACAAAGTATTCAGCTGAAGGTTTCTTTCGTGCGTTTTTTGGTATTGATATTGAAGTAGATTATCCGAAGCAAAGAATATTTAAACTCAATCAGTCTCAGTCAACAATTGGTACTGAGTCATTACATTTTATACAGGACGGTGGATTATATCAGATATTCTCCGTTCTTATTAAATCTGCTATTCCGCTTAATACGTGGAGAGATCTATATAAAAAGTTTGTACATCCGGCTGGATTCTTTTTAGGCGGTGAGGTTGTTCTTGAACTACCGTCTACAAACTCTACCCTTTTAGTTATGCCAGATAATATTGATGAACCGCCACCACCATTATTTGTTGAGGGTACGGCAAATTATGATATACCATTTGGATTAGTAGAGCCTATTGGTTATCTACCTGACGATGCAGATTCTGATAGCGTTATTGAACGTATTAGCTTGAAAGCAACAGTTGATCGATTTAAAGATATGCCTGCTGGTGTATTTGCTTCATCATATGGCAGAATCGACCAGGCAAAAGACATTAACTCGCCGACGATGGATGACTCGGCAAAAGACGCTGTATATGCATATGGCGTGAGAATGAGCAACGACATAGAAAGAATGGATAGAAACAGATGGTTCTACGATTCCGATGCTGGTAACCCAAGATATATGGCTATTGGGTATGTCGACTCAGATTATACGGAACTTAGTTAGAGGTAAAACATGGCAATCACATTAAGAAATACTAAAGGGACGGCATTGACCCACGTCGAACTCGATGCCAACTTTACCACACTGCAAGGTGCTGATTTAGATTCAGCGGCGGTTACATCTATTGCACAAGCATTAGATAACGCACAAGTTTTTACAACAAACTTAAATCAAATAGCAGGTGATTCTGACGTAAATTTCGGAACACACAAAATATTATATTCAAATAACTATGATTCTCTTGGTGCATTACCAAGTGCAGGTGATTATCATGGTATGTTTGCTCACGTGCACGGTGAAGGAAAAGCATATTATGCACATGGCGGAGCTTGGATAAAATTAGCAGACTATGACGATGTCGGTACAGGAATTGACTCGGCCAAGACTATTGCGCTTATTGATAGTGCATATGTGCAAGCAAGAGAAGGCATTGATAGTATCGGTGAATTATCTAACGTTAACATGTCTGGTATTGCAAACAATAAAATCCTTAAATGGGATTCAGCGCAAGGAATGTTTATAGCTGCTACTGACGTAAGTGGCGGTGGAGGCGGTGGAGGTCTAGCATATACAGACTTCAGCGTATCGGTCGCTGCAGCGGGTTCTGCTAACTTATCATATAATAATTCCACCGGTGTAACTACTTACACACCGCCAGACTTATCGAGCTATCTAACAAGTTATACTGTAACTCAAAGTGATGTAACAGCTCATCAAGCTGCTTTGTCAATTACTGAATCTCAGATAAGTGATTTGCAATCATATCTAACAAGTGAAACATCTCATGCTGATGTACTTGTAGATGGAGACTTTGCAAGTGCAGGATTTATGAAAACTAATGGATCCGGAACATATTCGATAGACAGTAATACATACGTTGCTCAGGGTCAATCAATTGACATGAACGGTAGTGAGCTAATACTAGATCAAAATGCTAATACAAGTTTTCATGCAAGTACTGATGATCAGATCGATATTAAAATAGGTGGTACAGATGTAGGATATTTTAATTCTACTGGACTTGTAGTTGATAATATTACATCGCAATCAACTGGCACACCTACTCTTACATCATCAACTGATATTAATATGGTTACGAGTGCTTCTGTAACAATTAGTTTAAATAGTGACAGCAGTGGCGGTGTAGGCGGTGGATTTAGAGTTGGCAATATGACAACATCACAGCGTAATTCGTTATCAGCATCTAATGGTGAAATCATTTACAACTCTGATAATAATCAAATGGAAATATACGAGCATAGTGCGTGGCATCCGATGACAAAGGGTTCTAATGTATTTAACGTTGGCAATAGCGGAGCAAGCGATTACACATTCTCAGATCCAGAGAATCATTGGTTTACGTCGACGACAAACGATCCTGTTCTCTATTTGCGTAGAGGCGAAACCTATTATTTTGTTGTAAATGCAAGTGGCCATCCATTTGAAATTCGTGTAAGTAATGGTGGGTCTGCATATGCTGATGGTATAACAGGAAATACACAGGCCGTAGGAACGGTCGTATTTAAAGTTCCGATGGGTGCGCCATCTACATTGTACTATCAATGTACTGCACACTCGGGTATGGGTAACACAATAAACATAGTGTGATAAAATGAGCGAAAAGTATTACGTACTAACAACATATACAAAGGAACAATTTGATGAAATAAGCGCAGAGCTTATAACATCTGATTCAACTCCGGAGACAATACCAGATAGAGCAGTCGATTGTACTGATACAAAAGAACACAGTGATGTACGTGGTGAATTTTCATTAACAGAAGAAGAGTCAACTGCTTTGCAATCCGATGATCGTGTTAAAATAATTAATGAAAGTCCAAACAGATACCCTGAAACATATATGCCACCTCCTGACGAATTAAAAAATCAAATATGGGGAACAGCAAAAGATCGATGGGATACCGCATATAATAATTACCAAATGTGGACAGTAGGAAGTTCGTCTATTCAAGGTAATTTTAGTGGAGCTGAACCGACAGTTAATAGGACTACCGCGCTATACCGAATGCAAACAAAACAAAATCCGTGGAAGACTGCAACAACCAATGAAAACGTAGCTATAAGCTCTAAAGTACAACAACAAGGTGGAGGTGAGAATGTTGATGTCATATGTGCTGATAACGGCACATGGATAGCACATACAGAATTTATTAATAAAGGCGTAAAAAATGCGGTAAATCCTGTTGATTATAAGCCAGGTAACGTTTTAAATCGGGCAGGATATTGTGACGTATTAGATGTTGTTCTTGATGGTCCTTATTACATTGATCCAGATTGGTTTAACGCAGATACAAGTAGATTAGAAACACGATGGGATGGCACGGTTGTACCGACTGAATCTGCAGCTCAAAACTGGTGGAGAAATTCGTCTCAGCGTAGTTCATCGTTTGCTGCATTTGGAAATATTTTTGTATCTACTGCTTATACTCGAGACAATGTACATGGCAGTCCGTCGACGTCAGCATATGATGCAGATCATGGTACACAATGTGCTAGTTTAATATACGGTCGTACACACGGGTGGGCATACAATGCAAATAAGTGGCATCTAAACTTATATGGTAGTGGTTATAATGTAGGTAGTTTTGAAATCGGATTTGACGTACAAAAAATATTTCACACATATAAACCTAATAATCCTATCTTTGGCACAAAAGATCCTACAATTAGTTCAAATAGCTGGGGATTTAGATCATCCACTAAAGGTGGAACTTATTATTACTTTAGAACAGATGGAGCTACCTCTTATAGTGGAACATCAGACGAACCAAACTATATTAGTTGGTTAGGTTTGATGGGTGACGGTGGTCGTTGGAAAAGCGAACATTATGATAATAGTACGACACAGGCTGGAGACGAATTAACTCAAGCAGGTGTCATTATGGTAACTGCAGCTGGAAATAGTAATCAGCCACAATATAATCCTGATCATCCTAATTATGATAATCGTATTTCAAATAATAATACAAATAGTTTTTATCAAGATACGTTCAGTGAATTTGGCTATAGTGTAACAGGATCTACTAATCGTAGAGGATTTCCACAACACATAGGAAAAACAGTAAGTCAAACGTTTCAAGGAAATACTACGGTTAAATTTCCTGCAATCAATGTTGGTTGTTTAGACGATGACATGACTAATAGCTATGATCAAGATAGAAAAGTGAGTTATAGTGATTGCGGAAATGCAATTGATTTCTTTGCTCCTGGAGATGGAACACTCGCCGCGTGTCCAGATGCATCTTACGGAACTGACACAAGTAGAAGTGATGGAGAATACGCTGATTTAACTGCTATCTCTGCATGTAGAGATACAAGGTTTAGTGGTACAAGCGCAGCATGCCCAGTTGGTGCAGGGATGATGGCCGTCGTTATGCAATACAATAGAAGCTGGACATATGAAAATCTTCGTAATTGGATTCAAACAAACGTAGAAGAACAACCGAGCTCTGACATGTATGAAGGAACTGAAGTTACAACAGCCGGTGGTAGTTGGTCGAGTGATTTTAATGCTTTACAAGGTGCTGATCGCAGAGTATTATACGCTGCCACGATACCTATAAATACTCCATATCCTGCAGATTTTAAAATGGAAGGTCCTTTAGCGATAACCGCCGGACACTTCGATAAAGTAGTATAAATAGATAAAACGAATTAGAGGTAATAATGACTCGTCAGAACATAGCAAATGGTACGTATGCCAATGACGGAAGTGGTGATACATTACGTCAAGCGAGCCAGAAAATTAATGAAAATTTTGTCGAGCTTTATCAAAAACTCGGTGGAGATAGTAATACTTTAGTTGGTGCAATTGCTGCAGCTGCTGGCGGTATATCTTTTGAAGGAACTACGGTAGATCCAAACGAAACAGTTTTAAGAGCCGTTGACCCCACAGCCGATCATGTTATTCATTTACCAAACGCTTCTGGTGCAGTTTTACTTGATTCTGCCACGCAGACTCTTACAAATAAAACTCTTACCGGTCCAATAGTAAGCGGCATAAAAGTTCAAGATAATGATGCATCGCACACATATAATTTTATAGCGGGTTCATTGACTGCGAATCACAATCTTAATATACCAACACTATCTGATAGTGATACACTTACTTTAATTGCTGCTTCTCAGACATTAACAAATAAAACTCTTACAGCTCCTACAATGTCTCAACCAAAAGTTAGTGGTTACATTGCAGACGTGAACGGAGCTGAAGTCTTTGGTATTACCGCAACAGGAAGTGCAGTTAATCATGTTAACGTACAAAACGCTGGTACAGGTACTAATCCTCTTCTTAGCGCTAGTGGAGATGATCCTAATGTTAATCTGAATTTAAGTGGTAAAGGAACAGGATCGGTCGAAATTGAAAAAGCAGCTTATTCTTCTGATGTGATTACGGCTACAGGAGCTGCTGATACTTCTAAATCATATATTGTCGGAAACTCTGGAACATCAATTTCAATAACAGTGGCTAATGGTACGACAGTAGGGGAATATAAACTATTTACAAATAAGAACGCTGGTACTGCTACTATTACACCAGCCACCTTTGGACCAGGAACTAGCATTGCTTTAGCAAATAATCAAGGATGCACAATGATATGGGATGGAACAAGTTGGCAATTGGTCAGTAACTACGGCGGAACAGTGAGCTAGGGAATCTAAAATGGTTGCAATTATTACAGATAAATTTAAAAGACAAGTTCTTAACGATATTTTTACAAACGTTACAGATTCTGCGGCTACGTACTATATTGGTATCGGTAGATCACAAGACTGGAATGCTACGGACGTAGCTCCCACTCCTTTAAATACTGCAAAAGAAGAACGTGACTTTCGTTTAAATTTACAGGCCATGAAAAAAGGTGAAGATGTTTCATATGTGATTCCTCGATATAACTGGTCTTCTGGTACAATCTATGCTTCATATGATGACCATGTTCAAGGTTATCCAACAAATGCATATTATGTTATGACAGATGAGTTAGCTATTTACATGTGTTTACAGCAAGGTAAAGATGCTACAGGATCTGCTGTGACATCTACGGTTAAACCAACAGGCACTTCTTTAGATCCTATTTCATCTGCAGACGGTTATGTGTGGAAATACATGTATGGACAAACCGCCTTGCGTTCAACAAAGTTTACATCAGCTAATTATATTCCTGTACAATTTATTGACTCTGCCGGTGTTTCAGATCCGGCATTAGAGCAGGAACAAAAAACTATTCAGGATGCAGCCGTTAAAGGTCAGATTACTAGTATTAAGGTAGATAACGGTGGAACAGGATATACTTCTGCTCCAACTATTACATTTACTGGTAATGGAACAAAAACTCCTGGAGCAACTGCTACCGTATATAATGGCACAATTGTAAAAGTTGAAATGAATGATTCTGGTACAGGAAAAGCTTTTGGCGCTGGATACGATTATGCATCAGTTGCCTTTTCTGGTGGTGGTGGAACAGGAGCACATGCTCGGGCTGTACTATCAACACCTAAGGGAATTGGTGGAGATGCAAGAGACGATCTTCGCTCAAGCGCAATTATGTTTAATTCTAAGTTAATTGGTAACGAAACAAATGCGTTGATTACAAGTAATGACTATAGACAAGTAGGAATAATTAAAGATCCTAAAGTTGGTCCAGATTCTGCAGATTCAGATTTTGAAGGTCCTGCAGCAAACGTTTTAAATAAATTAAAGTTTGGTTCTATTGCTCAAAACTTTAGTGAAGACAAAACAATTCTAGGATCTACATCTGCGGCTAAGGCATATATTGATAATGCTGATTCAAGTTACGTATGGTACCATCAAACAGATTCTACTGGGTTTGCGACGTTTATTGAAGGTGAAACAGTTACAGAGACAGATGGTAATGGTGAAGGCATCTTAGATTCGGCTTCAGTCGACGGTGACACATTGGCATATATAAAAGGAACAGTCAATCCACTGTCTGGTCAAATATTGTATATTGATAATAGAGCTGCGATTGAAAGAGATCCTGCACAAACCGAAGACATCAAAGTAATAATTCAACTGTAGAGTATTTAAATGGCGACAAAATTTACGGAAAAAGTCTTTGCGGATACGTATAAAGACGATTATAGAGACAGTAATAACTATCATAGGATACTGTTTAATTCTGGCCGCGCTCTGCAGGCGAGAGAGTTAACTCAATCGCAAACTATTGCGCATAAAGAACTTGAAAGATTTGCTCGGAATGTATTTAAAGAAGGCTCATCAGTAAATCCTGGTGGACCAAGTATTAATACTCGATATGAATTTATCAAGCTTGATACAACTACAAACAACTTGCCAACAGATACTTCTACTATTGTTGGAGATGAATTTACTGGTCAAAACTCTGCATTTAAAGCTAAAATTTTAGAAGTTGTTGCCGCAACAGCAAGCGATCCTGCAACAATTTATGTCGCTTATGTTGATACGTTGTCAGCCTCTTCGTTCTCTACTCCAAACGCTATGTCGCCTAGTGAAGATATTGTTGGTACAAATTCAGGTGTTACATTAACAGTTCAAAGCACTAATACAACTGCAAACCCTGCAACTGGATTTGGTACACGCTTTTCAGTAGAACGTGGTGATTTCTTTACACAAGGCCATTTTGTATTTGTAGAACGTCAGTCTATTCTTCTTAGCAAATACGATCAAACACCTGATGCGACCGTAGGATTTTTAGTAACACAAGAGGTTATTACGGCTGCAGATTCTGAACTTCTGTACGATAACCAAGGTGCTACTCCAAATACATCTGCTCCTGGTGCTGATCGATATAGAATTAAAATGATTTTAACTAATCAGGATGACGTTGACTCTGATCAAAACTTTGTCTACTTCTGTAGAATACGTAGAGGAGTTGTATTTGATCATGTTACAGGCTCAGATCAATATGCTAAGATTGAAGATCGATTAGCTACTCGTACAAGAGATATTCATGGTGATTTCTTTGTCAAACCTTTCTTTGTTAACTATGAAAATGATTCAGCTAATACTCATTTAGCTGCAGTTATATCTTCTGGGCTTGCATATGTAAACGGTTATAGGGTAGAGAAAACTTTCCCAACAAGAATTAGAGTACCTAAGGCCAGAGACACAATTTCTAAAAACAATGAAGTTGCAGCTGCATCCTACGGTAACTATATTACAGTTACAGATCTTAAAGGTTTACCAAATATTAACGTGTTTCAAAATAGAAACTTACGTTCCGCTGTTAACCATGGTGGTTCAACCATTGGTACATGTCGTATTCGTGCTGTAGAAGAGGATGGATCATATTATAGATTTTATATCTTTGATGTCGTAATGAACGCAGGCCAATCGTTTGCGAATGTAAAATCTATTGGCGGTAGTTCGTTTGATTACGCTAACTTAGTATTGGACGGCGGTAGCGCTATTCTTAAAGACGTAGCTGGTAATAACTTATTTTTCCCATTACCTAATAGTAGACCTAAAACATTATCAGATATATCACTAGAAGTGTATCGAGGATTTAATGCTTCGCTTGATCCATCAGGCGCAGCTACTTTAACATTGACTGCTACGGGTGAAACCTTTGGTAGTGTAAATGAATGGATCGTATCGGTTGATTCATCTGGTGCTATTATTACTCCAACAATTACTGGCGCCGGTACTCAGGCTGCAACAATTAGTGGTGGTCCGACGAGTTCTAATGTTGAGATTATTGCAAAGGTCAATAAATCTGCTGGTAGTGTTCGTACTAAAACTCTTGTTGAAACCACTGTCACACGGGCTATAGAATCTGACGGAAGCGGTACTGCATTTATAAGTCTACAAAAACCAGATTTATTTAAGCTAGATCGTTTACGTGATTCTGATTCTGATGGCGCAGATAGAATAAATGATTTTATTGTAGATAACGGTCAAAGAGATAACTGGTATTCTCCTGCACGATTAATTCTAAAAGGCGATAAAGCTGCACCGAGCGGGAATGTGTTTGCAAGATTTAGATTCTTCACACACGGGGCTTCAGGCGAATTCTTTGCAGTTAATTCATATACAGGTCAGGTCAATTATGAAGACATTCCAGCTCATACACTAAACGATGGATCTAAAATATCATTACACGATGTGTTAGATTTTAGACCACGTAAAACAGATGGCGACTCAGACTTTACTGGTGGTACTGCTCGTATTAACGAACTTCCAACGAATACAGATTTGATTACGACCGATGCTGATTATTATCTTCCGCGTTATGACAAAATAGTAGTTGACGAAACAGGTAATATTAAAGTCTTGCTTGGTACATCTGCTCTAGACCCACAGTTTCCAAACGTTCCTCCCGAAGTTTTAGAATTATCTGACGCTAAATTAGAAAGCTATACAAAAAGTGATTCGGATATTAATTTGGCGCCGTTCGAGACTAAACTATTTAACATGGATGATATTGGAACTATATCTTCAAAGCTTGATGCATTATATGATATTACAGCGTTATCGCTTATCGAAACTGGATTAGCTAACTTTGCAGTATTTGACTCTACAGGAAATGATAGAACAAAGTCAGGTTTCTTAGTAGATGGATTTAAAAATCAGCTGGGATCAAGTACTGCTAGTATAGAATATAGAGCTTCTATTGATCCACAAAATACAATTTTAAGACCAGCATTTAGCGAAGAAGCTATTCGACTTATATACGATTCAGACCTTTCAACTAATACTATTTTAAAAGGCGATAACATATATAAGAAATTTACACATAGCGAATATATTAATCAGCCTCAAGTATCTGGATCCATAAATATAAATCCATTTGCAGTTATAACAAATTTGGGTGTAATGGAACTTTCTCCTTCTTCTGACGAGTGGAGAGAAACAAGGCAAGCTGCTGATGTTGTAGTAGGCGGCGGCACTTCTAATTCGTTCTCTGGTAGTCAGGCTCAACTTTTTAATAACTCACAATGGAACTGGGCGGGTTCGACTATCGGTTCATCTAGATCGCAAGTTATAAGTCGATCCGGAGGATCTTCACTTTCACAAGAAGTAATAACTCAGCCTCAGAATACACTTATTAATAATAACCAGAGATTCTCGTTTAACACAATTAATACTGTACAGACTAACATAGCTACTACAACCTCTGCTATGGCAAGAGTAGATTCGTTTTCTACAATACGAAGCGTTGTTGGTAACAGAGTTATTGATGTCGCAGTAATACCGTTTATGCGATCTCGTAGAGTAAGCTTTAAATGTCAGGGTATGAAACCCAATACTAGAGTATTCCCATTCTTTGATGGTCAAGATGTATCTAATTGGGTTAAGTCTGATACATTTACTAGAATAGCTACAACTAATAATGAAGTCGGTAACAGATATAATAGAAACACTGGACATCCAGACGGAGCTACCTCTTTGTTTACAGATGCTGCAGGCGTTGTAGAAGGAGAATTCTTCATTCAAAACGGTGTATTTAGAACTGGCTTAAGAGAGATTAAGCTGCTTGATATATCTGTAGATAATGAAGAAGCTGCAACCTCAATTGGTGTTGCGGCATTTGCCTCTACAGGAGTTTTAGAAACGCGGCAACAAACTATACAAACAACTCGTATACGTAACATTGTTACAGGCACGGCAAGCAATTCGACATCTAGTCAGCGGCGTGTGGGATCTAGAGTACAATCAACGGTTGTTAATTTAACCACCGGAAGAACGACTGTTGACGGAATTCAGACTGTTCCGCCACGAACTGTTCGCCAAGTAGATCCGTTAGCTCAGTCGTTCTTTATACCAGATCAAGATGGGGTATTTTTAAGTAAAGTAGATATTTTCTTTCAAACTAAAGATGATACTATTCCGGTGCAATTGCAAGTTAGGCCTATGGTAAATGGTTCTCCAAGTGCTACTGACATTGTTCCGGGGTCTATAGTATTTAAACCTTCGGCTCAAGTAACAACTAGTACTAATGCGGCCACCCCAACAGCTTTTGAATTTGACGAGCCAGTCTATTTAAGTCCTTATTTAGAATACGCTATAGTGTTAATAGCGGAAACTGATAATTATAATGTCTACATTGCAAAGACTGAAGAATTTATTTTAGGTTCTACTGAACAGCGTATTACGTCTCAACCAACTTTAGGAACTTTATTTAAGTCACAAAATGCTACAACATGGACAGCAGACCAAACAATGGACATGATGTTTAAATTGTATAACGCTAACTTTAGCACTGCAACGTCTCAAGCCATTTTACGAAATGCTAGTGTTCCTCTTAGATTATTAGAAGCTGATCCGATAGTAACAACACAAAGTTCAACTCGTATGGTGATGTCACATGCCGATCATGGATTATTTGCTGGCGATGCAGTTGTCATTAGCGGATTTGATTCGAACACTACGTATGCTGGAATTAAAGGCACTTCGCTTATAGGTTCTCGTACAATTGATAGTGCCGATAACGATACAATCACATTTGCTGCAGACTCTGCGGCAACTTCTTCAGTATCAATTGGAGGATTTGCAGTTAATAATACTCAAAACTATTCAGTAGAAAGCGTACTGCCATATATCGAAACAAACATACCACAATCTACAAGAATCGATGTAAGTGGTAAATTTGTAAGTGGTAAATCAAATGCTGGCACTGAAACGCCTTATAGCCAAGACACAGTTTTTAGTGCATTGCTGTTAAAAGAAAATAATATATTTTCCTCTCCAAGGGTTATTGCTAATGACGCATTAGAGGTGACTAATTTACCGGCCGGTGAGAAGTCTGCTACTATACAAGTAAATATGACATCTAGTTCTCCTAATGTAAGTCCTGTTCTTGACATGCAAAGAGCTTCCTTATGGGTAACTCATAACAGAATTGATAACGCTGATTCTGCTGGATCTAGTGTAAACAATATTAATACTCCAATTCAGTTTATTAATGAAACAGATAAGACTGGTGGTACGGCTCTATCCAAACACATTACGAGACCTGTAACATTGGCAGCTAGTGCGGTTGGATTAAAAATTATATTAGCAGCTAATCGTCCTTCTGTTTGCGACTTTGAAGTATATTATAAAGCAATTAGCGATGATGCATCGTTTGATGAAACAAATTGGGTAGAAATAGTAAAAGAGTCTAACTTGCCAACGGATGAAAATCCAACTATATTTAGAGACTATGAATATATAGTAGGTGGACCAGGTGGATTGGCTGTTCCGTTTAACAGATTTATTATAAAAATTGTTATGAAATCTTCAAACAATGCAAAAGTACCTCAGTTCAAAGATTTAAGGGTAATAGCATTGGCTGTCTAATGAGAAAAGAATATAAGAAAGTAGAAGGATCTGATAAGCTTTTTAGAGATCCTTCTACAAATGCAATATTAAATACGGATTTGCTTGGCATAGAAAAAGCAAGAGCTCTTAAAGCCGAAAGAAAAAAGAAAGCTTTAGAATTTGAAAGAGTAAAAGACGACGTACAAGAAATGAAGGAAGATATGTCTGACATAAAATCCTTATTAAAACAATTGGTGGAAAAAAATGGCTAGAACCTTTGTAGATCTAAATGATTTAGTTAATACATGGCGGGAAAAAACAAACGAGATCAGTTACAAAGTAGGTGACTTAGCTAACCTTGCTACCGGTGGGGACTCAGATCTTGTACAGGCGATTAACGAATTACACACTGAAGTTAGTACTAACACTGCATCATTATCTGGCTTAGCTTTGTTAGATTCCGCCGGAGTGCTAGCGCTTATTGGTGGAACGTTTCCAGTTAATACTTCAGATCTTGCAGACTCTTCTGTTACATTACCTAAAATGGCCAATGATGCTATTGGCCAAGATCAGCTCTTATCAGTTGAAGGACTTGCAATTTACGATTCATCGGGAACTCTTTTAAAACAGTTGTATGGCGCAGGAGCTTAAGTATGGCTGTCGTAAGGCCCTTAATTGTTAATGAACCTTCGGGCGATCTGCGTTCAATGTCTGAAGCTCAGGTTCAACAGCTTATAGATGAAGTTATAAGATTATATGCTATCGATCCGGCTATCGAATTATCTGTAACGTCTGCGCCAGACGATGGTACAATTTACCAATATAAACTTTCTACATTAACTGATACTAGATTTCAAGCTAGTTCAGTTGCAACCGCCGGTTTTCCTTGGCCAACTCCTGATGTTCCTTCTCATAAATTAATCGGTTATAACGAAACACTATTAGATATGAAATGGAAATATACTTTTCCATATAAAGATAGAGCTGGTAGCATTTATGCTGGTCATTCATATCCAATTTATTATTCAGATTCACAAAATAAATTACAAGCTGCAAGTCTACTTGACATGGTCGATACCTTTATTAGGCCGGCATTACAATCTATTTCTGGTAATACTTTAACTCCAGAAGCTGCAGGCGGATCATATTTTATATCTACAAATACTTCTGAAAGTAGCGCAACATTAGTTAGTTCTAATCCAATCTATAAAGATACTATCTCAGACATTGCTGCATTTGCTTCAGGAAATTTACCTGAAGATGTAGATCAGCCATTAAATTCAGCCACTATAGATTATTTCTTGCATAAAATTGAAGCTCCGAATCCTGGATTTTTTGTGCAACCTGCAACTATTTTAGATGATGGGTCTGTTAAAGTTATTCCTAGAGAATATTTTAGAGCGATGATGACGCATCTAATACAGTATATGACATCGTTAGGAAGTACAACATACGGAGTCGCATTGCGTTATCAATACGGAACTGCAACATTCCTATCCAGTCAAAATATGAATACTAGGGGTACTGGTATGACTGATACATACACTAGTAGTTACACACAAAGATACGAACAGCCTTATGGCGGAAATACATATTATTCTCAAAATGTTCCGACCGGAACTCCTGCGGTTCAAACAACAAGATATTTAGGAGTCGGTTTAGCATAGTGAAAGGTTTTTATTATGGCAATATTTTCTGGTAAAATTACATCAGCCAAATTTGTAGACGAACGAGAAAAAACTATTGAAGTACTCTACAAACAAACTCCAGATGCTAATGTAGAATCAGCATATTTTTTAGAAATAAATTATAATAATCAAGACTTCTTAGATCTCTTGAAAGAATATTCTATGGACCAACTTCATGATAGTACACGAGACTACTATGCAGAATTAGGTAATCAAAAATATAAATCAATCGAAAAAGCAGCTGAAATAAAATTTTTAGAATGGGTTCATATTGCTCAAAAAGAAATAGATGAGCAAGATAGAATGCGATACGAACTCTTTGAAAAATATAAAGAAGAGCAACTTGGAATACTTCAAGCTGAAGCAGATGCGCAAGTTGAAAGACGCGTACAAGAAGGATATGAGGGAATTCAAGAAGCTATTGATCAAGAATATAAAAATGTACAGTCAGAAGTAGATAGCCAGGTTGAAATTAGAATAGGTGAAGGATACAGAGATATTCAAGCAGAAGTAGACAGACAAATATCAGACCGTAAAACTGAATTACAAAAAGAATTAGATGAGCAAGTTGAACGACGATATAAAGAAGCAGATGAGTATAAGGAAGAAGAGTTAGCAAAGTTAGAGGCTCAAGTACAACAACGTATTGCAGAAGGTTTTGAAGATGTTGAAGCGTATCGAGAAAAGCAATTAGAAGTTCTTCAAGCTGAGGTAGATCTTCAAATAAAACAAAGATATGAAGATGCCGATGCATATAAGCAACAGCAATTACAAACTTTACAAATAGAAATTGATGAGCAGATAAAAACTCGTTATAAAGAAGTAGAAGTACTTAAAGATACGGAAATTAAAAATATAAAACAAAACTTTATGGATAAGTTTAGATTAGGAACTATACAACCTAATCAAGAAAATCTTAGTCCTGAAAATGCAACTAAATTGTTAGTTTCTAATATGCAAGACGAAGATACTGTATTTAAAACTAAATTAGTAATTTTTAATTTACCAGAGATTAAAAACCATAAAGATAGAAAATTAAAAATGAAAGTACGAAAAGCAAAAACTGTTCCTGAATTATTTTCAGTATATTATGAAATGACAAATGATTTACAACATACTCACAGTTAAGTTCGGTAACAAATACGATTCTGAATTTGTTAATAAACTTTATAGAGAGATTTGCTATTTTAGCAGAGGCTATTATATAAATCGTTGGCTTAATTTCTATTGTTATACAGATAATCCAGAGGGATTAATGCATGGTATTAATATTATCCCTGCTAAAACAGATCCAACACTAAAAGGCGTATGGAATAAGTTACGTCTCTTTGATCCTTCTATGCCATACGTAAGAAAAGGTCATTACAATATTTATTTAGATTTAGATACATTCGTACAAGATTGTATCTTTACACGTTTCAGTCACTTTGGTGAAAAGGACTGGAGTACACTTCACGTGTGTGGCGCGCCGTGGAAAAATGATAAAAAGAGATATGGTAGACTATCTAGTTATGATGTAACTATACATAGTTCTGTAATGTCGTGGAATGCTCTAAGCCAATTTGAAATATGGAATCATTTTAGTAATCATGGTTTACGTGATTATTATATGAGAAAATACTCAGGTGGCATGGATAGATTCTTGGCTCATGAAGACATAAACATGAAAACGTTTAAACGTGATTTTGTAAGATCTATGAAATACGATAAAAATATAAAAGATGCAGCCATTGTATCGTTTGAGGAATTAGATGTACGATTCGGAGATCTTATACCGAACTATAAAACTAAGCGAGAAAGTGTATAACGAATCTATGTATGGGGTAGATGATCTCTATCGCATAAAAGATTTATCTCACTCTATGGACCATAATCATTGGGTTGGAAAAGAACATCTTGCAAAAAAGTTTTACGACTTATATAATCATGACGCCGGTAAATTATTAGTACTCGGTGGATGGTACGGCATGATGGCTTATCAATTACGTAAGCAATGGCCGCAAAACCAAATGAATATAGAATCTACTGATATGGATCCTATGTGCGAAGAGTTTGGATATGAATTATTTGGTGATGAAGACATTGCATTCTCCACCCTCAACATAAGTGACTCTTTTATTATAACACAATATACAGGGATTGTAAACACCTCTTGTGAGCATATGGAACAAAAAGATTTAATTAATATAGTTAAATCAAAAGACCCTGGTTGTTGGGTTGCTTTCCAGTCAAATAACTATACTGATTTAGATTCTCATGTTAATTGCTATCCTACAGCCGAGATGTTTGCAGAAAGTTTAGGCCTTGATTGGGTTGCTGATGTTGATACTTTAGATCTAGGTGACTTTCAAAGGTTTACGGTCATTGGAAAATAAAATAGTATTCAGTATTTTTATTGATATTCCGGAAGATCGTTTAGATAATCCTGGATGGTATGATCAAGGCAAACAAGTTACAACGAATAAAAGTAAAGTAACTAAACTTGCTTTACTTAATAACGCTGAACTTGTAACTAAACGGCAAAAACAATACGCAAATGATATAGGTGCTGACTATATACTATTTCAGTATGATAGTACATATAAAAATTTCTTTGATGATATAAAAAATAGGTTTACAGAGATCTCAGAATATGATATAGTAAACTTTTATAAGCATCGAGTAATGAGGGACTTAGCCGATGAATATAATTATGTATGTTATCTCGATTTTGATGTTGTACCAAATACTACTAACTGTATATTTCAAGTACATAATGTAGATAAAATGTTGGCAGTTGCTGAATCTAATAGATTGGCAATACGTGGTAAAGTTATGAAGTCAGAAGACTACAACCTTTGCATACGTAATCCTGCCACAAAATATTGGAATACTCATGCTCTTCTTATGGAAGAAGGATATGATCCTGAGAATGATGTGTTTAATACAGGGATTATGGCGGCATCATCAGAAGTAATTAAACGACTAGATTATTTTCGTGACTTTGATTATATTATAAAACTTATGAGTGAAGTAAAACATGATGAGTTTTCGATGTATCCAAAAAATATTCAACGAGTATTTAATTATGATAACGAAACCGTCTTTTCATACTGGGTTAAAGCTCGAGAAATTCAAATACAATATATGGCAAAAGAATGGCATTGGCTAGTAGATGAATTAATAACTGAACCAAAACATATAGATCCTAAGGCAAAAATATATCACTTCATAAACAAGAAAATGGAGTGGATAGAAGATATAAATAAGAACAAATAACCTAGAGTGTTCAAATGGCCCAGTATGAAGAATTAACAATAGATAAAGGCACTGACGTTACTCTCCAATTAGAATTGGAAGATACTAACGGCAATGCAAAAAATCTTACAAATCACACGGTTGCAGGTAAAGTTAAAAAAACTTATAATACGCCTGATGGCGAAGCAACTGCATTTACTGCCGAGGTAAAAGCTCCTGCTACTGGCGGAGTTGTAAACCTTTCATTAACAAACACTCAGACAGACGCATTAAAAGCCGGGCGATACGTATATGATGTAGAAATTTCTTTCGTAGATAGTAATGCAGAAACAGTGATAGAAAGAGTTCTTGAAGGCACAATCACAGTCACGCCATCCGTGACATAGCTTTAAGGAATTCCATATGAAGGTTGTTGTTGGACAAAACACGATCGTAAAAAAGATTACTGTTGGAACTCCACTGCGTGTGGGATCAGCAGCAAATGGTTCATTAACAGGTTTAGATGATGTTAACGGTACTACTGGTTTAGCCAATGGTACTTTATTACAATACGATAGTGCTTCAGGAAAATTTAATCACGTAGCAGCGACTACCATAGCTGGTCCTGATATTCATGCTACATACGATTCTACTGCCATTGGTACTCTTACATATAATGATAGTACTGGAGCGGTAAGACTCGTAGGTCCAACTACTGCTCAAATTCGCGCGTTGTTTAGTGCACATCCAAGTGGCAATAATATTCTGCAATATGATTCGGCTGCTGGAACCTTCTATGTTCAAACCCAATCACTAGCATTTGATTCTAACTTTGCCGGCAAAACAACTAATGATTTAGCCGAAGGATCAAATCTATATTTTACAGATTCTCGTGGTCGAGCTGCAATTGGTGTTACAGATAACGGAGTCGGCTTTGGATCTCTTGCATATAATAGCGCATCAGGTCAAATAACATACACAGGTACTTCTGTTGCTAACATGCGAAGTGTTATCAACGTTGGATCAAATCTTGCATATGATTCTACCACCGGTAAAATTACATTTACTGGTAGTCTAGGCGGAGACTTTGATGCCGGTGATGCACAACAATCTATATCAGTAGTTAATGATAATGGTGACTACGGATCACTAGCATATGATAATACTAGTGGTGTATTTACATTTACAAAAGTTACAGATTCTGATATAAGAGGATCTATATCTGCCGGTGGTGATTTAGTTTACGATCAAACTACCGGCCAAATAAGTTATTCAAAAAGAACAGATGCTGATATTAGATCGCTCTTCAGCGCTGGAGGAGATCTAACATACAATAATACTACTGGTAATTTTAGTATTACGACAGGAGCTCACTATGCAGACAGCGACGCTCGCGCAGCTTTTTCTGTTAATTTTGTTGGTGATACTGCTTTCGATAGTAGCCCATATGGAGGGGCTTCTTATAATGCTAGTACCGGTCTACTTACTATTAACGGTACTACTGATTCGAACATACGTAATTCCTTAACTGTACAGGACTCTGGCGGGTTAGGATCTCTTACATATAACGTAAAACAAGGTAGGATAGTATACACTGGCCCGGGCGTAAGTGATGTTTCAAGTCTTTTATCAGCTAATGTTGATTCTCTTTCAATGGGTAAACTTACCCTTGATTCGAGTAAAGGTCAATTCACTCTTAAATTAGAAGATGATAGTGTACGTGCTCTCTTTAGTGTTGTATCGGATCAAGAAGGCGGAGCAAATCTTACATATAACCAAGCAACCGGCGTATTTACTCATAGCGGTCCAAGTGACTTAGATCTTCGCGGTAAAGTTAGTGCTAGTGATTTAGGCGGCGACGGCTCATTTACTTATTTCGAATCTGGAGGAGTCTTTACATATACCGGCCCAAGTCCTGCTGAAGCAAGAGCACACTTTGAAGGTGGTCTTGGAATTGATTATAACGAAGCTACCGGTACATTTAGATTAGATAGCTCCGCTAATATTGTAACAGGTAGTATTGTTACAGGTGATTTAACAGTAACAGACTCTGCGCACATAGCATTTATTAGAGGAACTCGAAGATTAAATGTAGAAACTATCAGATCGTTAAATGATAGCGGCGACATTGATCTTATTGCTGGTGATGACGTTAAAATTGAAGCTGGCGGTAGTATAGAATTAAATACTAATTCATTACAAACTTCATCTAAAGCCCTTTATTTTAGAGCTGATGATAGTGATCTTAGCGCCATCAGTGGTACCGGTTTATACGTTGGCGGTGGATCTAATCAACAATCCTTTATATACAATTCTTTTGATGCTCAATTTAAAATAGGCGGAACAGCAGGATTAAATGTTCCTGGTAGTTTAACCGGTTCAACTATTGATTCGTTAAACAAGCGTATAGACGAGTTACCTGATTCAGCTCAGATGAAAGGAATTCTATCTGCCGGTCCTGGTTTATCTTATGATAATGTAAACGGCATTTATAAAATTACATCTTCAGGTGTCGTTGCTGGAACTTACGGCGATGCAACTAATGTTCCAAGATTTGCCGTAGACTCATTAGGACAAATTGATAGTATTGGTTTAGTTCCAATATCAACTGTTAATAATTTTACTTTTGATTCTACAAGCGGTAATCTTAAGATTACAACTGCGACCGATAGTTTTAATGTTGGAATCACATTAGATCCGTATACCACTAACGATCTTGTAGAAGGTCCTAATAATCTATATTATACTCGTGCACGATTTGATAGTGCATTAGATGATAGTACTTCTGAAACAAGAATACGTCAATATTT